GCTGGCTTTACGCTGGCCCCTTTGTGCTTTCTTAACACATAAAGGGACATCACAAGATGGCTATCACAACTGAAATGTGCAACAGCTTCAAGCAAGAGCTTCTTGGAGGTGTTCATGATCTGGATACAGATACAATAAAATTAGCTCTTATTAAAGACACCCCTTCTGGTACATATGGCAAGGCCACTAACAACTACTCAAATGTCACAGGTAACTCTGATGAGGCAACTGGTACAGGCTATACTGCAGGCGGTCAGGCTCTTGGAGGAGCAGTCATTGCTCTTGACGGGGACACGGCTATACTTGACTTCACTGTTGACGAAGTTTTTGCTAACGTTACAGTTGCTGCTGATGGTTGTATTATCTATAATGCATCACAGGCCAACAAAGCAATTGCTGTTATCGACTTTGGTGGTACAGTAAGTGCTACTGCAGGTGACTTGACTATTGAGTTCCCAGCTGCAGCGGCTGCTACAGCAGTTATCCGTATCGCTTAAAAAACACCATCAAGGATACTAATTATGACAATTAAGTTTGCTAACCGTGTTAAGGTGACTACTGCTACTACAGGGACAGGTACTATTACACTTGGCGCTGCAGTAGCTAGTTTCCAAACTTTTTCTTCTGGTGGTATTCTTGATGGTAACTCTGTCCGATACACTATTGTGGATGGCATTAACTGGGAGGTAGGCACAGGCGTATATACGCACAGTGGTACTACTCTCGCTAGATCCTTAGATGAAAGTTCTACAGGATCTCTGCTAAGCCTATCTGGTAATGCAGAAATATTTATTACCGCATCTAATACAGATGTTGAGAACTTAGGCAATCGCTCTATTGATTACTACTATTTTACTGCTACAGCAAACCAAACTGTCTTTACAGGCAATGATGTCAGCAGCAATCAATTAGCTTTCTTTGCGAATAACATTATTGTATTTATGAATGGTATTGCTCTAGAGGGCAATGGTCAGGACTACACTGCATCAGGAAACAATACAGTTACACTGACTTCAGGAGCAGCCCTGAATGATGAAGTTAATATAGTTGCATACAAGTCATTTGCTGTTGCTGATGCTGTATCACAGAGTGGCGGTACTATCACAGGTGGTCTTGATGTTGCGGGACAGCTAAAAGCTGGTTTCTTTGCTTCATCAGCATCAATTACTTCTAATCTTACCTGTGTAGCGGGTACAAACTTAATGTCCATAGGACCAGTTACTGTAGCAAATGGTGTTACTGTAACTGTACCCAACGGCGCAACATATACGGTGATATAAAATGACAGTTACAATAAACGGAACTTCTGGAATAACTGGTGACGGGTCTGGTTTAACCAACCTACCTTCCGCAAACCTTACAGGTAATCTTCCAGCTATTGACGGGTCTAGTTTAACCAACCTAAGTGCCGCAAACCTTACAGGTACTCTTCCAGCTATCTCTGGGGCTAATCTTACGGGTCTCCCAGGAGGGGGTCAATATGATGCTGATCTCGACGGCAATGGTGCTACTACTATAGCAGGTATTCCCGCTGGTGTTAGACGGATTCAAGTCGTTCTTCAGAACCACTCCTGGACCTCCGCCTCAACATCTACTTATATAAGGTTTGGTGGTGCTGCAATAAAAACCAGTGGCTATCAATCATATGCTAAAACCTTACTTGAATTTGCCCACACAAACCAATCTACCAATGACGCTTTTAACTTTAAATCACTGGCTGCTAACGAAGTAGTGTCAGGCGTTGGTACTTTTGCTCTTCGGACTGATGGTAGTCATATCTGGGTTGGATCTTGGCAGTTTGGCTGTGGCAATGACTCTATTATGAATGGCAACCTTATGTCGTGGGGCACTGGGCATGTTGATCTTGGCGAACGTTTACAGCGAGTTCAAATCCTTGGTGCAGGCAGTTACACGCATGACTCTGGCGCTCGTCTAACCGTAAATTGGAGCTTTTAAAATGAATAAAATAATTGACGCACTTACAGGTGTAATTACAGAAGATACAGACTTTGTACCTATAGTACTCTCAACAGAAGATATTGCAGAAGAGGCACGTGAGCTTCGCAGTGTTTATTTGCAGATATCTGACCCTTGGGCATTAGCAGACCGTACAATGACATCTGAGCAGACAGCCTATCGACAGGCTCTACGTGATGTCCCTTCACAGGCTGGCTTTCCTGCAAACATCACGTGGCCCACTAAACCGGAGTAATACACTATGTCAACTAAAGCGAGAGACTTAGCAGACCTACTTGATAGTAGTGGTAACATTATAGCTAAGGGTAATATTGACGGTCGTGACATTGCTGCAGATGGTACTAAGCTAGATGGTATTGAAGCTGCTGCTGACGTTACAGATACTGCTAACGTAGTAGCCGCTCTCACAGCAGGTACTAATGTAACTATTGCTGCTGACGGTACTATCGCAGCTACTAGTAGTTCTCTAACTGATGCACAAATCCGTACAGCAGTTGAGGCGGCTACAGACAGTAACGTCTTTACAGACGCAGACCACACTAAGCTTAACGGCATCGAAGCAAGCGCAACTGCAGACCAAAGTAATGCTGAAATCAGAACAGCGGTAGAAGCAGCAACCGATAGCAATGTATTTACAGATGCAGACCACACCAAACTCAATGGTATTGAAGCCTCTGCTGACGTTACTGACACTGCTAACGTAGTCGCAGCACTTACCGCTGGTTCAAACATTACTATTGCTTCTAACGGTACTATCGCATCTACTGGTGGTAGTTCGCAGACCGCTGCGGAGCTACTTACATCCATTAAGACTGTTGATGGTGCAGGCTCAGGCCTAGACGCTGATTTGTTAGACGGTATAAGTTCATCTGCTTTTTTGCGTAGTGATCAAGCTGGTACACTGACATACCCTCTAACTATTGACACTAATACTTCTGGTATGCTCGTGCTCTCTGCAACCAATAGTGGCCCTTGGGCTATTGACCTACAGAGAGATGATGCTACTAGCTCTAAGGTGTTTAACGGTGGTGGCTATTGGGCTTTTGAGCATGCACCTAACGTCTATGGTGTTGGTGCTGTATGGCACCCTGGCAATGACGGTAGTGGCTCTGGCCTAGACGCTGATTTGTTAGATGGGCAGCATGCCAGTGCTTTCCAAGTAACCACTGCTAATGTAGTATCTGCTCTTACAGCAGGCACTAATATAACTATTGCTTCCAACGGCACTATTGCGGCTACTAGTAGTTCTCTAACTGATGTTCAGATAAAGGCAGCTTATGAAAGAAACAGTAATACTAATGCTTTCGAAGACGCAGACCACACCAAACTCAATAGTATTGAAGTCAATGCAAAAGATGATATGACTGATGTTCAGATAAAGGCAGCTTATGAAAGAAACAGTAATACTAATGCTTTTGAAGACGCAGACCACACCAAACTCAATAGTATTGAAGCTAATGCCACTGCTGACCAGACCGCTGTTCAGATAAAGGCAGCGTTATTGTCTAACAGTGACACGCTTACAATGACGGGTGCAGAAAGAACTAAACTAACTGCTATTGAGCCTAATGCAAAAGATGATATGACCGCTGTTCAGATAAAGGCAGCGTTATTGTCTAACAGTGACACGCTTACAATGACGGGTGCAGAAAGAACTAAACTAACTGCTATTGAGCCTAGCGCTACAGCTGACCAAACTTCTGCCCAACTAAAGGCATCTATACTGACTGTCAGTGACACCCTTTTTATGACGGGTGCAGAAAGAACTAAACTAACTGCTATTGAAACTGGTGCCACTGCTGACCAAACTTCTGCCCAACTAAAGGCATCTATACTGACTGTCAGTGACACTCTTTTTATGACTGGTGCAGAAAGAACTAAACTAACTGCTATTGAAGTTAATGCCACTGCTGACCAGACTTCTGCCCAACTAAAGGCATCTATACTGACTGTCAGTGACACCCTTTTTATGACTGGTGCAGAAAGAACTAAACTAACTTCTGTTGAAACTGGTGCCACTGCTGACCAGACTGCTGCTGAGATACGTACTCTTGTTGCGTCTGCTTCAAATAGTAACGTGTTTGAAGATGCTGACCACACAAAGCTAAATGCTATAGAAGCCAATGCTACTACTGACCAGACCGCTGCTGAGATACGTGCTCTTGTTGCGTCTGCTTCAGATAGTCAAGTCTTTACAGATGCAGACCACACAAAGTTAAATGGCATAGCTACTTCAGCTAACGCATATAGCCACCCAACAGGGAACGGTAATAACCACATCCCATCCGGTGGCGCTAGTGGTCAAATCCTTCAGTATTCTTCCGCTGGTACTGCTGCTTGGGGGGCTGCTCCAGGTGCTAGTACAACCTACGGTGCTGTTGGGACTTATGCCGCTGCCACCTATAACATAGGTACTTCAACTATTATGGGAGGAGGAACTGTAGCTGGCTCTACTTTGTATTACTATTGGCAGCCAGATAATACTTATGCTGATGCGAGGCCACTTACAGACGCTGCAACCAATAGTCAAAATGTTTCTTCGGGGTTTTCTGGAACTTGGCGTTTAATGGCAGGGCGAATGACAGGTTATGCCAGCGCGGGAAAATACTATAGTGGCCTTTGGGTAAGGATATCATAATGAGCATAACAATAGCAGAAGTCCGTAATGCGGCATCACTACAGTCTGACAATGCTCGTATGGACGTAGAGATTAACCATCCTACACACGGATGGATACCCTACACAGTTGACCCTGCTGACACTGACACAACCATCGACAACGATGAAGTCATGGCTTTGATTGGCACAGACTTCGCAGCTTACGTTGCCCCAACTCAGGAAGAACTTGATGCAGCTACAGCAGCACAGGTTCGAGGTGAACGTGACAACATCCTAGTCACAGTCGTTGACCCTCTGGTGTCCAACTCACTTCGCTGGGCTGACCTAACGTCTGACAAGCAGGCTGAGTGGTCGCAGTACAGGACTGACTTACTGGGTGTACCACAGCAGGCGGGTTTCCCAGAGACCATAACATGGCCCACTAAGCCGGAATAATGAAAGGAAAATAATTATGGCTGTAACATTTACATGGTCTATATCTAAACTTGAACGCACAACAGAAGACGGGGGTGTGACAGTAGTACACTGGCGCTGCGATGGCGTGGATGGAGAGGCTCAGGCTGGCATATACGGCACAACTGAGTGTACACCTGACGCATCTGCATCTGACTTCATTGCATTTGATAGTTTAACTCAAGACGTGGTTCTGAGTTGGGTGTGGAATTCAGTTGTTCGTACTGACGTTGAAGCAGGTATTGCGGATCAGATCAACGCCGCTGGTCTTCCTTGGTGATATCTACGCTAATAATTCTAGAGGATAACTAATATGACCTTACCAGCATCAGGCACAATAAGTCTAAACCAAGTTAACGTGGAGTTAGGTAACAGTGGCACAGCATCTATTAATATGAACTCTGCTGCTGTTCGTGATTTGTTTGGCGTGGCTTCTGGTGCAATCAGCATGTCTGACGGTTATGGTCAGGCCAATGTAACAGTAGCAACTGGGGGTACTATAACTACCAGTGGAAATTACAAGATACATAAGTTTACTAGCAGCGGTACTTTCCAGATCACCGACTTGGGTAGCGCTGGCACAGTAGAGTACATTATATGCGCTGGTGGCGCTGGTGGTGGATCAGCTGACAATGGACAGGGTGCTGGTGGCGGTGGCGGCGCTGGCGGCTTACTGGCAGCAACAAATTACTCTGTTTCAGCTAATACTTCCTATCCAATTGTTATAGGTGGCGGCGGCGGCAGGCATAGTGGGAACAACTCAGGGACTTACGGCGGCGCAGGAGGCGTTTCAAGCGCTTTAGGAATCAGTACTGCAGGTGGTGGTGGTGGTGGCCCAAATAACCTAGGCGGTGCATCGGGTGGATCAGGCGGCGGTGGTGGTGGACGAACCAAACCGGGCGGTGCAGGTACTTCTGGTCAGGGTAATAGTGGTGGGTCCAGTATTGGCGATCACGGTGGCGGCGGCGGCGGTAAAGGTTCCGCTGGTACAACGACAAATGGTGGTAATGGTTACACAACCAGTATATCTGGTTCGTCCTTAGAGTATGCTGGCGGTGGCGGTGGTGGTCACAACAACTCTGGCTACGGCGCTCACGGTGGAAACTACGGAAACACAGCTAACTTCGGTGGTGGTGGTAACGGCGACCCAGAAGGTAGCGTAGGGGGTAACGCAGCCCTAGAGTCCGGCGGTTCTGGCGTAGTTATAATTAGATACTTGTACCAGTAAGCGAGGTAAGATGGCACATTACGCAAAAATAGAAGGTGAAATTGTTATCAACGTAATTGTTGCTGAACAAGACTTCATTGATACACTGGACGGATCTTGGGTTCAAACCAGCTACAACACACATTGTGGTGAACACCTACTTGGTGGTACGCCCCTACGCAAAAACTACGCTCAGATCGGCGGTACTTATGACACTACACGGGACGCATTTATCCCCCAAAAAGCTTACGAAAGCTGGGTCTTAAATGAAGACACTTGTACTTGGGCTGCTCCTATAACCTACCCTGATGATGGTGGTAATTACGCTTGGAACGAAGCTACAACAAGCTGGGCTGCGGTATAGTGAAATATGGCCTACTAAACTGGAATAGCTAGAGAGTAATACAATATGTTTGGTTTTTCACCAATTGCGTCTGGTCCCCTAGGAGATGCCCCAGCACCTCCAGTATCTGCTACGGTAGTTATAGGCTCTGTATTTGCTACAAGTCAAGTAGGTACACTAGTAGTTTACGTGTCTATGGACATAGTTGTTAACTCAGTTAGCGCTACTGTCTCTGTTAATGCCGTTGATATTAACCTGTCTAAAGTATTATCAGGTGTATCAGCTACAGGTTTCGTCTCTACAGTAGGCCTCTCCGCTTCGGCTAATCTCACACTAGCCTCTGTACTGGGTACTACTGTCTCTGATGCCGTTAAGGTTAACCTGTCTGAAGACTTAGCAGGCGTATCCGCTACAGGTTTCGTCTCTACAGTAGATGTCTCAGCTTCGTCTAGTCTCACACTAGCATCTGTACTGGCTACTACAACAGTAGAGCCTTTAAGTGTTGACGGGTTTGAGGTTGATGTAAGTGAGAACCTACTATCTGTACAGGCAGTAGCATACGTTGGAAGCGTAACAGTCAATATACGGGAAGTACTAGCGTCGGTTAGCTCTACTGTCTCTGTTAATGCCGTTAAAGTTAACCTGTCTAAAGTCTTAGCAAGTACCTTAGCTACAACTACTGTACAGTCCATTACTGCTGATATCTTTGAAATTGATTTGTCAGAGCTATTGTCTTCTGTAGTAGCTACTGCTACAGTTAACCCAGTAGTAGTTAATATAACAGAGCCTCTAAACACGGTAGGCGCTAATGCTAATGTGTCCGATGTTACCGTAGTAGCAATAAACTTCCCCTTTGATAAAGACGCATACAGTACCCATAGAATAGTATATACTGTACCACAACCTAAAGATATCGTAGTACATATAAGTGCAGATAATAGAGTTGTAGTCATTACAGACAAAGACACAACAAGTAACACCATTCAGATTGCAGCCTAAAGGATAACCTATGTCATATAAGTGGCCCGATAAAGATAAAGATGAGTTGTTGGACTACAGCATTGATTGGTCTCGCTTTTTAAGTGGAGATGATATTTCTGCAGTTACGTGGTTTATAGATAATGCCTCAGGAGTAAAAACAGAAGTCAGTAACGCACAAGTTGTTGATGGGCTACAGTTTGTACAGGGCACCAACACTACTACTGTAGCAACAATACGACTTAGCTTAGGCACTAACAATAAGAAGTATAAAATTACCTGTAAGATAACGACACTAGGAGCACTACAGTATGAGCGCAGTATCGTCCTACGTGTTAAGGAGAAGTAATAATGTCATATAATTATCTAAACCTTGTCAATGATATTAACCGTAGACTTAATGAAGTAGAGCTTTCTAATACTACATTCGCTTCTGCAACAGGTTTTTATAGTTTTGCTAAGGACTCTGTTAATGCTTCTATCCGCCATATTAACCAAGAAGAGTTTGAGTGGCCTTGGAACCATGTTGAGGAAATAGAAGTACTATCTGTAGGTGAAGTACGTTACAGCGTGCCTTACGACAGTAAGTCTGTTAATATGAACAGCTTCCGTATTAAGCGTAATGCTGACCTTAACGTAGAGACTGTAAAATTAAAACTACTATCTTATGAAGAATACCTTGACAAATATGGTGATTCCCAGTATAACTCCTCTACAGATACCCATAGTGTACCACGTTTTGTTGTTCGTACACCAAGTCGTGAGCTTATATTTCACCCTGCACCAAATAAAGAGTATGAAGTAGTATATGAGTACTATCGTAGTGGCTACGACTTAGAACTGTATACGGATGTTCCTACCTTACCAGAGCAGTACCGTGGTGTTATTATTGATGGCTCCATGTACTATGTATATCAGTTCCGTGGCGACCTTCAGGCAGCACAGTTAGCCTTTCAAAAGTTTGAGCAGGGCATTAAACAATTACGTAGTCTTCATATTAACCGCACTGAATACCTGCGCGACACAAGAGTACATTTCTAATGGCTACACAGTGGCAGACATTCCCTATTGAGTTCAAAGGTGGCCTCATCTCCAACCTTAGCGCCCTTCAGCAGGGTACTAATGCCGTGGGTTCTGCTACCATACTGCAGAACTTTGAACCGTCTAGGGAGGGTGGCTACGCAAAAGTTAAAGGCTTTGAGAAGTATAGCACCACAGCCGTACCTGGAACTGGTGCAATTCTTGCACTTAAGGTCATTAGCGCTGGTCGCATTATTGTAGCACGGAAGAATGCATCTAACGTTACAGAATACTACTATGGTACAGGTACTACATGGACTTCTATGGGTGCTAGGCCTTTATTAGGCGGGAAGGCCAGACATGCTTTGTATAACCTTAACGGCGATGACAAAGTGGTGTTTGTTGACGGAAGTAACTATCCAGGAATCTACAATACAACTGGGAACACTTTCACTGCAGTATCTGGTTCGACTGACGTTCTAGGTGCTGAGCATATCAGTATCTTCAAGAACACAGCCTTTTACGCTAAGGGTAATAA